AGTACATTGAGTCTGTAGATGGCTGATCTTAAAGTATCCCTCCATGATGCACAGATGGAAATCTTTAGATCAGAGAAGAGATTTAAAGTGGCCTCATGTGGGCGAAGGTTCGGTAAGAGTTACTTAGCTGCTTGGATATTAATCATCAAGGCACTACAGTCGGACTCTAAGGACGTATTCTACATAGCCCCTACATTCCAACAGGCTAAAGACATCCTGTGGAGTATCCTTAAAGATATAGGTAGGGACGTAATTAAAGCTGCACATGAGAACACAGCTACCCTTACTTTGGTTAATGATCGTAAGATTTACCTTAAAGGTTCCGACAGGCCAGATACTTTACGTGGTGTTGGTTTAGCTTATGTAGTTATGGATGAATATGCTTCGATGAAGCCAGAAGTGTGGGAGATGATTATTCGTCCTACATTAGCAGACGTTAAAGGTGGTGCTTTATTTATCGGTACTCCATCCGGTAAGAACCACTTCTACAAGTTATGGCTTGATGCACAAAAAGAAGAACTAACGGACGAATGGGAAGCATTCCAATTTAACTCTACAGACAATGAGTTTATGGACCCTAAAGAAATTGAGGCAGCTAAAGCCAATATGTCTACACAGGCATTTAGGCAAGAATTTGAAGCTACCTTTGAGTCCTTTTCAGGTGGTGTCTTTAAAGAGGAGTGGGTACGTTATGTTGACGATGATGAAGTCTTTGGGGACAAAAGTAAAGAACAAGGCAGCTACGTGTTATCTGTTGATCCTGCGGGGTTTGAGAATGCTGAGAAAGATCGTGGTCTCAAAACCTCTAAGCTTGATGAGACCGCTATATCTGTGGTTAAAATCGTAGGTGACACTTGGTTTGTAAAAGATATATTCCACGGTAGATGGGGTATTAAAGAAACTGCACAGAGGATTCTCGATGCAGCAGAAGACGTTAAAGCCACTACAGTAGGTATTGAGGCAGGAGCATTAAAAAATGCAATCATGCCCTACATGGAAGACTTGATGCGTTCTAAGAACAGATGGATTAACATTACCGATACAAGACACGGAGGCCGTAAGAAGCAGGATCGTATTGTGTGGGCATTACAAGGAAGAATGGAACATGGTAAGATTAAATTTAGGAAAGCGGATTGGAACCATCATTTCGTATCTCAAATGCTGGACTTTCCCAGTTCTCTTTCCCATGATGATCTTTTGGATTCTCTAGCCTATATTGATCAAGTATCAGTAGCTGACTTTACAGCCTCTATAGAGATAGATGATTATGAAGTATTTGATGTTGTATCAGGGTATTAAATTTAAAGGTAACATAAATGGCAAGTGACTCTAAAGACCTCGCATACAACGATCCTCAAGCACCTTTGAGTGCTTGGGTTATTAATCGTGTAGAACAATGGGAAGATCACAGGGACAGCAACTATGCCGACAAGTGGGATGAATACCACCGTATCTGGCGTGGTATATGGTCCGCTGAGGACAAGACTAGAGGCGCTGAGACTTCACGTTTGATTTCTCCAGCTACACAGCAGGCCATTGAGTCCACTGTAGCGGAGCTTGAGGAGGCTATATTTGGTCAAGATAAGTGGTTTGACCTACGTGATGATATAGCTGACCAAGACCCTACTGACGTTAAGATTATCAGGGTCAATCTACAGGAAGATTTAGAGAGAGCTAAGTGTAAGAATGGTATAGTTGAGTGTCTACTTAACGCAGCTATCTATGGTACAGGTATAGCTAAGATTAGTGTGGACGAAGGTACACAAAAGACCCTTAAAGAGTCCCCTATCCCCGACACTTTGACTGTAGATACAGTAGTTTACGAAGAAGACTTAGTTACAGTTCGCTTAGAGCCTTTAATGCCACAGGAATTCGTCATTGATCCTACTGCAACAACCATTGATGAGGCCTTAGGCGTAGCACAGATCGTAATTAAGCCTAAATACGAGATTATTGACGGTATTAAAGAGGGTATTTACGACGATAAACCCTTAGGATCATACAATAAAGCAGACTTTGGCTTTGATGTAGAGAACGCTAGTGTCTCGACTGATGACGATAAGGTTAAGATCACTGAATATTGGGGAAGAGTACCTAAAAAGTTCCTATCCAATAATGCAAGCTTAGGTGATGACTTTGATTATGATGATGATGAGCTAGTCGAGTCTGTAGTCATCATAGCCAATGATTCTGTGGTCCTACGTGCAGTAGAGAACCCATATCTGATGGGTGATAGACCATTTGTAGCCTTCCAATTAGACCGAGTACCTAAGAAGTTCTGGGGTAGAGGTATTGCTGAGAAAGGCTATAACCCACAGAAGGCTCTAGATGCCGAGCTACGTGCGCGTATTGATACCTTGGCACTCACTACCCACCCTATGATGGGTGTGGACGCTACACGGCTTCCTAGGGGCGTTAAGTTTGAAGTTAAAGCAGGAAAGACTATCCTAACCAACGGTGATCCACGACAGACACTGATGCCACTTAACTTTGGTTCCTTAGCAAACAGCACATTCACTGAAGCATCAGAATTAGAGCGTATGGTACAGATGGGTACTGGAGCAATCGACTCTCAGACTTCAGCAGCCGCTAATCCACGGAACGGGACTGCTTCAGGCATGTCTATGATGCAGGCTGCGTCCATTAAGCGTCAGAAGCGTACCATTATGAACTTCACAGAGAACTTCCTAATACCCTTTATTAAGAAATCTGCATGGCGATACATCCAGTTTGATCCACAACGTTACCCCGCTGGAGACTATAAGTTCATTGCGTACTCAAGCATGGGCATTATGGCTAAAGAGCTAGAGATGACACAGATGATACAACTATTATCTATGACACAACAAGGAACTCCAGCCTTTAATCTTATGTTATTGGGTATCTTTGAGAATAGCTCAATGACTAATCGTGATGAGATGAAGCAAGCCATCATGCAAATGAACCAACCTGATCCTAAGCAACAACAGTTGCAGGAAATGGTTCAACAGTTGGAGCTTATGAAGCTACAGATTGAGATTGAAGAGATGAAGGCTAGTGCCACTCTGGATATGGCTAAGTCAGCTAAGATACAGAATGAAATGCAGGAAGGTCAATCAGAGAAAGTAATCATCAAGACACAGATGGACTTTGCTGAGAAGATGGCTAAGATTGAAAACTTACGTGCCACTGCACAGAACATACAATCAGAGACCATGCGTAATGCCCCTGAAGTAGAACATCTTCAGTCTGAAACTATCCTTAACCTAACTATGGCTAGAGCGAAAGCGCAGGGAAAATGACAAAACCAGCTAAAGGTAAAGCAAAAGTTAAAATTACTTCATCCGGTCAAAGAGTTTCTTATGGACAAGAAGGTCCCGCCGCAAAAGGGGGACGGAGAGTAAAGCCGGGGACATCTAAAGGTGACGCATACTGCGCTAGAAGCTTAGGTATAAAAAAAGGACTATCTAAGAAGAAACAAAATAACCCGAATACACCCAATAACTTATCACGTAAAAGATGGAAGTGTTCAGGAGCTAAATCAAAGTGAACGATCAAGAATTTTTAGAACAACGTCTAGACTTATGTAATAACGAAGCTTGGGGCCTCTTCATAGAAGAGCTTACCTCTATGGCACAATCGTTAGAGAACATAAAAAACATAGACGAAGAGAAGACCCTCTTTTTAAACAAAGGGGCGGTAGGTATACTTGATATGATAATAAATCTCAAGGGAACTACCAGACTAGCGTTGGATCAATTAGACCAAGAGGCCTAACTCCAGCATAATTTTAACTCCATAATCTTTATAGACGGAGGATTTGCAATATGAGTAGTGTAGTTGTTGAAGCGGTACAAGAAACCCCAGAGCAAGCGGCAGAGTTTACGGACATTAATGAGGCTCCTGTAGAGGAACAACCCATTGAAGTACAAGAGGAGGCAGAATATGAACTCCCCTCTAAATTTAGCGGTAAGTCCACTAGGGACATTGTTGCCTCATATGAGAACCTAGAGAAAGAACTAGGACGAAAAGGCCAAGAAATAGGCGAGTTGAGGAAACTAACGGACGGTATTCTACAACAACAACTTACCACTAATCAAAGCGGAACAGAAGCGCAATACGAAGAAGAGACAGATTTCTTTGATGATCCTGACGCAGCAGTCAATAAGGCCATAGAAAGTCATCCTCAGTTCCGTGAGTTTAAAGAGCAGCAGGCTTTACAGCAAGCCAAGGCTACAACTCAGCAACTCGAAACAGCGCATCCTGATTACCTTGAGGTCATTGGTGACCCTAAGTTTCAGGAGTGGGTTAAGGATAGTCCTATACGCACACAGCTTTATGTATCGGCCCATAACTATGATCTGAACTCAGCTAACGAACTACTAGGTAATTGGAAAGAACGTTCACTTATTTCTAATACAGCAGTAGCTGAAGCGGGTAAAGAAGCAAAGCGGACCGCAGCACTAAAGAATGGGAAAGGTGTATCAAGGACATCATCTGAATCCACAGCAGGTAAGAAAACCTACCGTAGGGCTGATTTAATCAGACTCCGCACAAACGATCCAGAACGTTATGAGTCACTGCAAGAAGAAATTCTTTCAGCGTATGCAGACGG